ATCCTGGGCGGCGTCGGCGAACCGAAGTTGTAGGTCACGCCGCCCAGGATGCTGTGCGACCGGAAGCGACCGTCGAACGTACGGTTCGACACGTCGACCAGCTTGACGTTGTCGGCGTTGAAGAAGCGATACTTCAGCGTCGCGTCGAGGTGATCGGTCAGCGGTGCGCGGATACCGGCCAGGCCCTGCCACGCGAACACGGTGTCCGAGTCGTCGAGGAAGTTGCCGTTGTTGTTCAGCGCATAGTTCGCCTTGACGCGAGCCACGCCGACACCGCCGCCGACGAAGCCCTGAATGCCATCGTCGTCACCGAAGTCGAGCAGGCCGTTCAGCATGAAGCTGAGCGCCGAGGTGGCGCCGCCGGCAGCGTCGTAGGTGCCCGCCGCAGCGTTGCCGCGAGCGCCAGCGCCGTTGAAGAAGGGCGTGGTGGTCGACGACTGGAAGCCGTCAACGGTGGCCCGGCGATAGCCGACTTCGGTTTCCAGACGGAAGCCGCCGAAGTCGTAACCGACCACGCCGTCGACGTCATAACCATAATCGTGATCGACCGAAGCCGCATTGTTGAGGTTGGCGACATCGTAATCGATATCTTCAACGATCATCGCGCCGCCCTCGATACCCACGTACCACGACTTATCGCGGGCGAGGGCAGGAGTGGCGAGTGCGGTGGAGGCGAGTGCCAGTACGACGGCAATCTTCCGCATCATAGTCCCCTTTCCTAGTTGTCACTACGGACGACGCAAACCCACTAACCGGGGGTTGGTTTCCACGCAAGCGGACAAACTTTTGGGACTGTTGCCAAACAGCCACAAATTGAGAGGACGGCTTGGGTCATGCACTTCGCCGCTGCACCTAGTCGCTTCGCCGCAAAAAATCGCGATTTTGCGATGATCCTGCGCCGACCGTCGGTCGGGTCAGATCAAACAACCACCGTCGGGCGCCATTTTCAAGCGCAAAGCCTGGCTTTGCCAAACCTCTCTTCGCCGTGGCGGCCGCATCGGTCGCCAGCGCGCTCGATGCGTTGCGACCATCGGATGTTCGGTCTGTCCCGTCCGATCGTTTCACCCGTAATCCTGATCGGCCATCCGCATCTTTCTTACAGTGAAAGGCGTGTTAAGCTTTCGAAGCTGACAATATTCTGCCTCAAAGGCTGGATGCCGGCTGTTCGGCCGTCAGGCGATCAACCCCAGCCCGCGCAATCCGGCGATGAGGCTGGCCAGCGTCGCGCGCGCTTCCGCATCCACCGTCGCACCACCCGCGGCCGGCACCACCGCCGCCGCCGCGCGCCACTGCCCCTCGGCATAACGGACGATCGACCGCGTGCCCTGATGCCATGCCGCCATCCCCTCGCGCGGCGTCACGAACCGCCAGCCGCCCTCCGTCCAGCCTGCCAGCGCCAGCGCCTGCCCCCGCCAGGCCCCGGTCGGGTTCGAACCGACGATCCAGCACGCACCGGGCACCGGAACCGCGGGCGGCTCGTCGAGCCCGGCCGCCGTCACCGTCGCCTGCACCGCCAGGTCGATCAGCGCCAGCGCCTCATTGTGCCAAATCTCCTTCTGCGCCTGTCCTGCTTCCAGCAGCGGCAGGCCCAGTCGAGTCGTCGTCGCCATCATGCCTCTCCCATCGTCCAGATCGCCGGCAACGACTCTGCCCAGGTGCCACGCTGCCGCACCTCCACCCGGTCCCCCCGGGCCAGATCCACCGCCACGCTGTTCGTCGCCGTCACCAAGTCGCGTCGAGCGCCGTCCGCCCGCATGATCGTCACGCGCCATTCCTCGCGCTCTTCGCCCAGCGGCACGTCGACCCTATCCGCCCAGGTCCAGCCCAGCCGGCTTCGTCGGACCCATCGCACCACGCCCTCCCGCCAAACGAGCCTCACCGGAGCGGGCGGGCGGATCGATCGGCCATCGACCGTCGCGCGCGCTTCCACCGGCACCGCATCCGCCACGCCGCTCGCCATCACCCGCACCGTCCGGCCGAGCGCCGCCATCGGCAGGTCGATCGCAATCGCCCGCGCCGGTTCGACCAAGATGAAGGCATCGCCCACCGCCGCCACCTCAGCTTCGGTCCCACGCCGCCCGCGCAACAAGCGCTCCAGCCGCCATCGGCCGCCGCCCATCGGCACCGCCCGGCCGAACTGGATCAGCTCTCCCCCCGCCCAGGCCAGGTTCGCCCCCCGATCGAGCGCCGCGTCATCCGCATCGGCCAGCACCATGCCGGTCCGCGCCAACCGCACGATCATCACCCCTGCCCGGTCGATCAGGGTCGAGGGTGCGCGCGCCGGTGCCCGCTCCACCGTGCCGATCGTCCCGGCGGCGCCACTGTCGCCCGCCGGCGTCCAGCTCGCGCCATCATCGACGCTCCACAGCAACCCCGCCCGCCGCCAGCCGGCCCCGGTGCCGCACGCCACCACCGTCACCCGTGGCCGATCGAGCAGCACCTCCTCCAGCGGCGGCAGTTCCATGACGTGCAGCAGCGTCCGGCCGACCGTCTCGTCCGCCGCCGCCGCAACCCGACCGCTGCTCGCCACCACCGGCTGCGGAGCCGGCGCCACCGGTACCAGCGTCAGCCGCACCGCCATCGCTTCGACCAGCACGTCCAGCACCTGCCATCGCCCCGCCTCGCCCGCCAGCGTCACGGTCATGCCCGGCGTCACCGACAGTCCGGCAAAGCCCAGGGTCACGGTCCGCCGCACGCGCTCCACCCCCGCCCGCGCCACCAGGGCCCCCGCCAGCGTCTTCGCCGCACTTGCCGACAGCGCCGCCGGCAGGTCGATCGCTTCGGCTCGCGCGCCCGGTGTGCCGGCCCGCTGCACCCCGGCCTGGAAATCGCGGGCCGGATCATAATGGCGCAGCGCCACCGCCAGGGCCGCACGGCCCGGCGCGGCGATCTGCCGCCCCCGCACCATCTCCATCGATCCGCTCGCCGGCATCACCCCCGCATCGTTCAGCACGCGCGGCGGCATGTCCCCCCGCAGCTTCATCATCGCGCCCTCCGGCGTCCATCGCCCCCCGGCGACCTGCGCCAGCACCGCCAGCACGCCCGCCACGCTGCCGCTGGCGGCGAAGCCTTGCACCGCCGGACCGTCCGCCTCCGCACCGAACGCCCCCGCAACATCCTGCATCGTCACCGCGCCCGGATCGGCGATGACCTCCACGCTCAGCGACGGCACGCGATTGCCGAACTCGCCCAGCGGCAGATCCTCGAACACCAGATAGGCGCATCCGCGGTAAGCGGGCGTCGCGCCCTCCGCGCTGGCGATCAGCGGGTCGACCGGCTGGTCCTCGCCCCCCAGATGGATGCGCAGGCCCGCCTTGACCTTCAGATCGCCCGCCGCCCCGCGCACCAGCCGCCCGTCCGCCCAGATCCGCCCGATCCCCTGGATCGGCCGCCCCGACAGCAGCACCGCGAAGGAGGCGGCATAGCTGTATCGCGCGCCCGAAGCCTGCCCCTTGCCCCCGCCGGACCGACTGCGCGTCTCGATCAGGTCGGTCGACCAGATCACCGTCCCCGCCACGCGCATCCGCCCGAACAGCCAGGGGATGGCGCTGCCATAGGAGGAGGTCTGCACCGCCAGTTCGGTCAGGCGCGGTCCGTCGCGCCCCTTGGGCCCGAACAGTTCATGGTCGATCCGTTGCCCGATCAGCGCGCCGATCGCGCCGCCGACCGGCCCGCCCAGCGCAGTCCCGACCGCCGTCAGCACCACCGTCGCCATTGCCCGCTCCTTCCCTTATCGTCGCCAGCATCCCAGCACTGGCCAAGGCGGCGCACCGGGCCGCTCGGCTACCCGCCGCAGCCCGGCATCGGCATGGACCAGTCCCGCCCCCGTCCAGATCCCCAGGTACAGCTGCCCCGGCCCGGTCCGCATCATCAGCAGGTCGCCCGCTACCGGCGGCCCCTCGACCGGATGCAGCAATGCATCCAGCCGCGCCCGCACCAGGGCCGGCTCGCCTCCCCGCAGCGGATAGCCGCTTGGTGCCTCCAGCCGCAGCGCGTGCGCGGCCAGTCCGACGCAATCCAGCCCCGCGCCGTCCCGTCCATGCAATCGGAAGGGCACGCCCAAAGCGGCGCGCGCCCGCGCCACCACCGCCCCGCCCTCCACGGCTCAGCCCCCCGGCCAGCGGGTGATCAGGTCCAGTCCGGGCAGATGCGGCTCCCCGCGAAAGTTCGCCGCATTGCCGAACCGGTCGCGACAGGTGGCAAAGCTCTTGTCGCACCCCTCGACCAGCTCGACCAACGTGTCGGCCGCCACGTCGAAGGCCGGCGGCGCGCCCAGCACCAGCCGCCGTCCCTCGGACCGCGCCACCACCGTCTCCAGCCCGCTATTGGCGCCCCCGAACCAGCGGACCGTCCCGTTGCCGAACGCATCCGCCACCGGCTCGTCGACATCGCTCAGCAGCGTCCGTTCGTCGATCATCCGCACCCGTGCCCAATGCCGCCGGAGCGCCACCCGGCAGCGCCGGTCCCCCAGCGCCGCCCGGCATTCGGGCGCCGTCGCCTCCACCGCCGGCCGGTCGAGCGACGCCGCCGCGCCCAGCAGTTCGGCGGTGAAGCCATGGTCGGTCATCTCCACCGCCCCGATCGTCCCCTCGCCCAGCGGCACCGGCGTGTCCGCGCCCGTCCAGTCGGCCGCGAAGATCATCACGCGCGCACCGTCCCACCGCCCCGCCAGCAGGTCGCGCGGCGTGAAGGCGTCGCCGGTCAGCGCGCCCGACACGTCCATCGTATCCGCCTCCAGCCCCACCGAGCGCTTGATCGCCGAGGGCACCATGCCCGGCGCGGCGCGATGGACCAGGCCGTCGATTTCCAGGTCGCGGTCATGCGCGGTCAGCCCGATCGTCACCCCGTCGCGCCGCTCGACGCGCCAGCACAGGGCGATCGTCGTCACCGCTTCGTCCAGCCAGCCGATCCCAGCGGTCATGGAAATACCTCGCGCAGCTCGACCAGCGGCACCGACGCCGCGACGCCCGCCAGATAGGTGGCGCGGCTGACGCTCAGCCGATCCTCGGCGAAGCGCACCGGCACGTCGAAGTCGAACGAGGCGGTCACCGCCGCCCCGGCGGCCGGTGCGCTGTCCAGCACCACCCAGCCACCGTCGGCGAGCTGGAACCCCGCCCCGCGCCCCGCCACCGCCACCCGCACGCTGTCCGCCACGGGCCGCGTGATCCGCCGCACCGCCGCGCCATAGCGCCGCACCAGCGCGAACCGGCGCGTCGCGCCGTCCCCCGTCCCGATCGCCTCGCCCCGGCCCTGCCAGTCGAACGGGTCACGCAATCGGAACCCCCGCGCCGGCCCCAGCCGCGCGCGGAAGAACCCCAGCAGCGCCGCGATATCCGCCTCGGACCGCAGACCAGGTCCCACGTCATAATGGCTCAGCGCCTCCGCCCAGCCGACATTGCGCTGCTCCGCGCCGCCCGCCGCCGTCACGATCTGCGTCGAGAAATGCGGCGTCACCTCCACGTCCCGGCCCAGCCCCAGTGGAAAGGCGACATCGTCGAACGCCTGCATCGCATCCTCCTCCAGGTCGAAATGAACGAAGCCGTCGCGCATCACTTGCGGCAGCGCCCAGACGAAGGTTTCCGCCACCCCGCGCGCCCGCGCCGTCGCGGCGGCGCGGGCGATCGCTCGCCATTGCCCGCGCTCTTCCAGCCGCAGCACGAAGCCGGCGAAATAATGCTGGGCCTCCATCGGATAGCCCAGTCGCGCGGTCGCCGCCGCCACGCCCTGCGCGGTCGCCACGGCATCGCCGGTCGCCGCCCAGTCATAATCCTCCAGCTGCAACACGTCGAAGGCGGGCCAGGCCCAGCCGACCGGCATGTTCGCCCGCTTCGCTTCCGGCGCCAGCGGATCGAGCACGGTCGGCAGATAGGTCAGCAGATGCGTGACGCACTGGCCCCCCGCCGCCGCCCGCGCCGCATCCGCCAGCGCGATGGTCGACCGCGCCAGGCACGCCCCCGCCCGGTCCAGCGTCGCGCGCTGCGCCTCGGTCGTCACCTCGCGGATGCTGGCGATCGACACCGGCGCGAAGGCCGCCACCGCCGCCGCATCGTACAGGCACGGTGCATGACGGTCCGGCTGCACCCACCACCAGGGCTCGCCGACCTGGAAGCGCGCCGCCATCCCCGACGCCACCGCCAGCCGCATGAACGCCGCCGCCACCTGGGCCAGCCAGTCCATCGCCCCCGCATGGGCCGGGCTCAGCAGGGTCGAGGGCGGCGACCAGCCGGTCAGCGCCGGCGATCCGTCCGCCGCCCGCTGCTTCCAGTCCCCCCAGCAATGCGCGTCGAACAATTCGTACGACAGCGACCAGATCAACCCGTAACCCAGTCGCTGCGCGGCCTGCGCGAAGGCACGATGCCAGGCCACGCACGCCATGTTCAGCACCCCGCCCCGGGCGCTCACGTAGAAACCGCCGCCGGCCGCTTCGAGCCGGAAATAATGGCTCATGCCGACATAATGGACGATCGGCCCGCGATACCCCAGGTGCAGCGCGTTGCGCAGCAGCCGCGCCGGCGTCAGGTGATAGCTGTCGTCATAGCCGCTCGCCATCCGCAGGCCGTGTTCCGGCACCACCGCCCCGCCCAGCGCCAGCACCGCGCCCGGCCCCTCGCAGGCGATGTCGGTCAGCTCGACCCAGCCCTCCGCCGGTTCCGCCAGCGCCGCATCCCCCCCGTCATAACCGGGCGGGACGAGCGACACGAACATCCGGTCGACATCCCCCGCCCAGACCGGCACCGCCTCGTCCGGCAGCCGGAACCCACCTTCCACGGTCGCGAAGTCGATCGCTACCACCGCGTCCTGCGGCGATCCGCTGGCATAGTTCCACAGCCGCACATACCAGCTGCGCGCCACGCCGCCCGCATCGCGTCCCTCTATCGTCAGCACCGGCCCCTGCACCGCGTCCAGCGCCCGCACCCCGGCCGAGCGCCAGCGGAACCGCAGCCGGCACTGACGGAAATCCCGCGCCGTCTCGTAGCGGAGCAGCGGGTGATCGTGCCGATCCTCCGCCTCCCAGATCAGCCCGGCCAGATCGTCGCGCTTGTAGAAGACGCAGTCGACGCGCAACGCATCGCCCGTCTCGCCGATCGTGGTCACCGCCGCCATCATCGGGCGCGGGAAATTGACCGTCCAGAAGCGCGGATCGAATCGCTGCATCATCTCCGCGCGCTGCCCGTTCCGCGCCGCTGCCAACCAATGCCCCATGGTCGCTCCCCCTCACCCCAGCGCCGCGCGCACCGCCTGCGCTACCTGCCGGCTCGACTGGCGCAGCACCGCCGCCGGTTCGCTCCGCCCCGCATTGATCGTGATCGACACCCGCACCTCGCGCGCCGCGGCGGGGGCGAGCGTCTCGATCCGCCCGGCCGCGGTCGGCACGAACAGTTCCGGCCCCCGCTCGCCGACCAGATAGCCGCGCCCCGGCGCCAAGAGCCCGCCCGTCGCCCGTCCGGGCTGGCCCCCGGTCGGCATGGCACCGGAACCGCCACCCCCGATAACGATCGAATGCACGGCGCTGCGCAGCGCCGCCGCCGCGATCTGGTCCATCACCCGGAGCGCCGTCACCTTCAGATCCTCGAAGCTCAGCTTGCCGGTCCGCGCTGCCCGGAGCAGCGCCTGCTCGACCAGTCCCCCCGCCCGCGCCGCGCCATGGCCCAGCCCGCTCTCCAGCGCCTGGCGCATCGACGCGACATCGCTCAGGAAGCCGCGCGTGTCGGCGCGCACCGACACCATCGCCCGATCCACCTCATCCATCCGGAAATGCCTTTCGCAACGCCGCGATCGCCGCCGCATCGGGCGGTGCCTGCCCGCCCTCCACGCCGCGCATCGCCGCCACCACCACCGCCAGCTCGGCCGGCGTCGCCCCCCAGAAGCGGTCGGGCGACCAGCCCAGCACCGCTCCCGCGAACCCCGCCGCCCGCGCCGCCGCGCCCACGAAGTCCATGCTCACCGCCCGGCCAGGATCTGCCCCAGCAGCACGCGCAGCACCGGCGTCACCGCCGCCAGCCCCAGCGCCGCCACCGCCTCGCCCAGCGCGATCCGGTCCAGCCCCTCGGGCGGATCGCGCAGGCAGTGCCAGAACAGCGCCACCATCTCCGCCAGGCTCAGCTTGCCGTCCGCCGCCCGCTCCACCAGCGCGAACAGCGGCCCCAGTTCCGCCTCCGCCGCGACCAGCGCCGCGAAGCTCGGCCGCAGCACCAGCGTCTCGCCCGCCACCGCCAGCGCCGCCTCGCCGCGCACGGGATTCGCCGCCCCGCTCACGACGCCACCACCGCGCCGGAGCTTTCCAGGCTCAGCGTGTAGGATCGCTCGCCGTTGAAATCGCCGGCATAGTCCAGCCGCGTCACCAGGAAGCGGCCGGTCATGCTGTCGCCGCTCTCGAAGCTCAGCCGGTAATCGTCGATCGTCCCCGCCAGCGCACTCGCCTTGATCCGCGCCTCCGCCGCCGATCCGGTGAACACGCCCGCGCCCGACACGCTGACGCTGCGGATGCCCGCCCCCGACAGCAATTGCCGCCAGCCGCCCGAATCCTTGTTGGTCACCACCACCGCCTCGCCATTGATCGCGAACTGCGTCGTGCGCAGCCCCGCCACCGTCGCGAAGGCGGGCGCCGCCGCCCCGTCCCCCACCTTCAACAGGAACGCGCTTCCCCGTTCGATCATGCCACCCTCCTCAATCCTGTCGCCACATCCGGAACGCGAACTCCGCCGAGCCCTGCCAGCGGCTTTCCTGCCGCCCGGCCCGCGCCAGCCGACTCCGCGCCAGCCGCACCGTCACCACCCGCCAACCGCCGCCGATCGCGCACGGGCTGGTGCTGATGGCGGTGCATCTGTTCGAGAATCGCCATGCCGAGGTCGGGGTGCCGACCGCGGTCGCGGCGCTGTGGCGGCCGTGGCGGCGGATCGGGCTGTGAC